AAAAGGAGTGCGAGTAGTGTTGGAAATCATTCTAAACTGACCAACAGCACCAATATTTCTATAACCTCCATTTAATGAAAAACCATCGACACCACGTCCAGATATAGGAGCAATTCTTCTATTACTTCTTGATTTTTTTTTAAGAATAGCGATGGACATATAAATTAACATTAGAAATAAAAAGAAGGAACTAATAAACTTTCTATAAATTCCGATTAAAATAGAATTGGTTTTCTCTCTGTAGGTTCATATACCAAACAAGTCAAGAGAGTTTGATATATTTTTGTATGTTGATAATTTTGTAAAATAATAGAATGATTGGAAGGATTAGAAGCACTCTTACCACTCTCATCGCCATGTAAGCACGATAGAATAACAATAGCTAAACTATAATATGCAGTTGTGTAATAAGTGGAAAATGGCATAAATATATTCGTTAGGAATTCTGGTGGTAAGAAGGGGTTTCTGACATCATAGAAATCAGTAATCACAATACGATTGTTTTTCTTGATGGAATATAATTTGTCACAATTACAAAAGAAAAAATGGGAAGTATCAATGACCATAATGTCGTGAAAATCAATGAAAGAAATGGCGATATTGTTTTCAAATAAAAATTGTATCTGAGAATAGATGGAATATAATAATTTTGTAGCGAGTTGTATTGTAAATGAGTTGTTGCCACTATTTTGACGGCTCTTAATAAAATCAGGAAGTGACACAATGGATTCTGAGCAATATAATTGGTCAAGTGGCAATTTATAAGTGGGTTTGAGAGGAAACGACTCCATCATTATTGAAAAAAAAGGCTGTTGGCAAGACTTGGTAAAATTCTTAATTTGGTATATATAGTTTTCGGTTGAAATATGTAAAGATCCGAGTATCATGAGAGAATAGAGTATAAATGAGTATGAAATAAAATATTTAAATGAAAAAATAATATGAATATTAATTCATATTATTTCATAGTAAATATCAGCCATCGCCGTAATTACTTTCTTATAGGAGGATATTGTTTATCTCTTGTTAAAGAACACTTCCAAAACCATGGACCATCATATACGACTTTGAGAACAACACCTTGAATAAGTTTATTCTTGATACTATTCGTCTTTTCATCATCCTGCCAAAAGTCAAAATGAATAAATATCTTTTTGAATTGACCGTCTGAATGGTTTGGAATAGTATCTATTTTCTTTATAGTTCCTAATCCAAGTTTGCGTTGGAAGATATCAACAATAAAGGCACTTGATATGTGTTTGAAAACACGCGGAATACAAATAGAAGGGTAATGGACATGGTCACTGCGACTATTAACTGGAACATCGATTAAATTGTTTGACATAAAGATACTATACTAATTATCTATTATTACGAATCAATTTTTGTATATACAAACTCCAATATATACTGTATGTACAAACTATACAGTATATATACTTTTTTATGATTTTTATGCTATTTCCTGTAATATATATATATAATATTTTTTATTAGATATAAAAGTCGATACGATGAGGGACGATTAGCTGTTAGGAAACTGGAATGAATAGATAAATTAATATAAATGTTTATAGTCCATTCATATTATCATACATACATCTATTTAAATAGGTTTATTTAAAAACTAATTATGAATATAATGAATCGATTTAAGAATAATCAGTGTTATAATAGTATATACATATAGTAATCTATAGAAGCAATTATTAGCATGGGACGTTTTGATAGTTTAAAGGGAAATTCAATTTCAACAAATGATAATGGATCAGGTAGTAGCCGTCGACATAATAGGAGAAACAACGATGATTCGACCAGGTCAGATAATAGATCCTATAATAGACCGGCTACACGTCTTGGTCGAATAAATAGCATCAATATGAATAAGAATAAGGAAGAAGAGTTTCCTGAGTTAGTAAAGACCGATAAAAAAGATACTGAAAATATACTAACAGAATCGTCGTGGCAGAACGCGATGAAACAACGTCAAGAAGAAGAAGAACGTATTAAAGATGGAACGATTAACCAAAATGATCCCAAATATTGGCGAGGTGCAACATGGATAGGTCCTATGTTGATTCGTCAAAAAAATTATCCGGAGAGTTGGTATAAGTATATGGAAGCAGCTTCAAGTGGATATGCCTCTAGTTACATGTGTCCGTTTCGCGAAACAGAGTATAGTAGAGATGGAGCAACATGGTATCCAAGTTGGAATGAAACCTTTTCAGATTCCCAGTTATTAGGAATAGAATATGAAGAAGAGGAGGAGTATAAGATGGAACAATATAGAATATTAGAAGAGTATGGAGTGAAAATGAGAAACGAATCTGATAACTATTATGAAGAAACTGGTGAATTGGATGGATACGCGATTGCTTACATGGAGCGTATAGCATATGAAAAATACGCAGAACAATTTGATATAGAAGTCGAGGCGGAACATTTGGAGGATGTTATGGACAGTGATGATTATTTAGAGGATGACAATTAGTTTGATTCATTGTGGAAAAATATGCGATTTTATTAATGGTATCGGAAGAAGATATGGAGAATACAGATATGATGGATACAGATATGATGGATACAGATATGATGGATACAGATATGATGGATACAGATTGGATAGAAGAATATGAAAACGAAGATAATTCATACGAAATGTTTTATCCAAACGCATTATCCAATATAAAGGTGAATGTTTTATATATAAATAAAAGAAATGAATTAGAAAAAGTACATGAAAAAATGATATACTTATCTATACCAAATTTGTTAAAAAAGGAAGAATTGATACGGCTTATAAAAGATCATGATATAATGGATACAATAAAATACAAATTAGTCAGTCTTCTTGTTTATAATATAGATATACAACACCATGAATTGAAAAATTATTTATATGGTCCTGAAAAATATGATTTCATAACTAGTTTGCGAAATATTGAAGATTATGAATTGAAACCATCCTTGAAGTATCTTGAAAAAGTAAATAATATTTATATTGTTTTTAGCCAAGAAGAAGACAAAAAAAAGGAGACTGATAATACAATAAAAAAAATACGTACAGATAGCAATGGTAATATCACCGACAGTAGCAACAACAATAGCAGTAGCAACAACAATAGTAGCAGTGCAAAGCACAAAAACACCAAGCGTGTGAAATTCAATTTGGGACATAAAAAGACAAAACGTCGAAAACATTAAAGCGTTTGATTATCTAGTATTTATGCGAGATAATTATATAAATATATTTAAAGATTCCGTCTAATGGTATATACACAGAATGTTCTCGTCAGTAGAAATGACAGCAGAACAGCAAAATAGTATTCAATATGGTCAAAATAATCATATTGAATATGCGTGGAGTAATATTCAACAAGAAAACATATTACAATTAAGCTTTCAAATGGTTAGAATCAGTGATCCAGAGAAAAGACAAATATTGGCACATAGATTTGTCAAATGTTTTACAAATGGTTCTATAGATGATAGGAAAATAATGATAAAATTATTAGCACATACTCGTGATATAGATTGTGGAAAAGGAGAATACGCAATCAGTTTTGCGATTATCAAAGAATTAATGAAACATGATTGTTATAGGAAGCTAGCCATGGACGTGATGTGTGAGTTTGTAGGATTTGATAATAGAAATGATGTTCCCCTTCAGCCGTCGGCAGACACGGCCAACAAGCCATATGGTAGTTGGAAAGATATGAAATATTTGTTTAATGAATTACAAGATTGTCCGATTGAATTGGTCAATGTAATAAATGCGCAAATAACAGACGACCTAGATAACATGAATAAAGGGAAACCTTGCTCTTTAGTAGCCAAATGGGTGCCACGTGAAAAGAGTAAAAAGTTCGGATGGATTCATCAATGTTTGGCCAAGTCATATTTTGAGCAATTTGGCAACAGTACAAATGGTTGGACGAAACGTGCGATAGACAAGGCGCAAACCTATTATAGGAAACGACTTAGTTCCTTAAATAAATACATTGATACGGTTCAAATCAAGCAATGTGGTCATATGTGGAAGTCTATTGAGTTTGACAAAGTAACCAGTATTACCATGATGAAACAACGGTTATCCTTTTTAAATGATAGAGGCGAGAGTAATTCAGATAGAGTAATTTGTCGTCAAAAAATGTTACAGTATATAGAACAAGTGAAAGCAGGAGAAAAAGAGATAAAAGGGAAAAATACAAGTATGAGCGATTTCGTCAAAGCAGCACTCAATATACAACACGGTGAAAATGAGGAACAGGAACGATTTATCATAAACGAGGCTTGGAAAAACAACAGTAGCAATACCAAATCACTTGAAAATGTGATTGCTATGGTAGATACGTCTAGTTCGATGGATAATGATAATAGCAATCCACTATTTACTGCAATGGGTCTAGGAATTCGCATAGCAGAAAAATCCAAATTGGGCAAGAGAATCATGACATTTAATTCCAACCCTTCGTGGATTAATTTGGAGGAATGTACGGATTTTGTAGATGAAGTAAAGTTAGTGAGGGACGCGGATTGGGGGAAGAATACGGATTTTCATAAAGCAATGAACTTGATTTTAGATCAGATAAAAACAAACAAGATTCCAGCGGAAGATGTGGAAGATTTAGTATTGGTTGTATTTTCCGATATGCAATTTGATGCTGAGGAGATAATAAGAGGACCAGTTAGCGGACCAGTTAGCGGACCAGTTAGCGGACCAGTTAGCGGACCAATCAAATCAATTGAAACAATTATACCTATAATATCACAAAAGTTTCATGATGTAGGTATAGAAGTATGTGGAAAGGGATATAAAATGCCTCATATCTTATTTTGGAACTTGCAAAGTACAAATGGATTTCCTGAATTGTCTTATCAAAATAATGTAACCATGCTTTCAGGGTATAGTCCGGCATTATTTAATTCGTTTATACAAAGCAGTACAAGTGGTCTAAAAGACATTTCGCCTTGGAGAATGCTAACCGATATGTTAAATAATAGACGATACAATCATCTAGAATATTTAATTAGTGAATAAAAAAATTATATTTATGTTTATTTTTATATGTTTATTTTTATGAAATACTTACTTAAACATCATCTACATCTATTTCGCAGGCATCATCTCACAATCTCCAAAAAAAATTGATTCACTAACCCCATATTTGGCCTATATCATATTAAAACTAAAATGACAACAATGTCAAATAGAGGAAGCCATTTTATGAAGAAGTTGCGTGAATTGATTCCGTTTGATGAACTGAATTGGTCTTCGTTGTCTTTTAATCCAAATGCGATTCAACTCTTGGAACAAAACTTGGATAAAGTGTGTTGGCGTCCATTGTCTAGTAATCCAAATGCGATTCATATATTGGAAAACAACTTGGATAATGTAGATTGGGAAGAGTTGTCTTCCAATCCAAATGCGATTCATCTATTGGAAAACAACTTGGATAAAGTGTGTTGGTGGGAATTGTCTAGAAATCCAAATGCGATTCCTATATTGGAACAAAACTTGGATAAAGTGAATTGGATATTCTTGTCTAAAAATCCAAATGCGATTCCTATATTGGAACAAAACTTGGATAATGTGACTTGGGAGTGGTTGTCTAAAAATCCATATGCGATTCATCTCTTGGAAAACAACTTGGACAAAATGACTACGGAGTGTTGGCAAATGTTGTCTGGCAATCGAAATGCGATTCATCTCTTGGAAAACAACTTGGATAAAGTAGATTGGGAGAATTTGTCTTGCAATCCAAATGCGATTCCTATCTTGGAACAAAACTTGGATAAAGTGGATTGGTGGAGATTGTCTGAAAATCGAAATGCGATTCCTATATTGGAACAAAACTTGGATAACGTGAATTGGACTAAATTGTCTCAAAATCCAAATGCGATTCCTATATTGGAACAAAACATGGATAAAGTGAATTGGACTAAATTGTCTCAAAATCCAAATGCGATTCATCTCTTGGAAAATAACTTGGATAAAGTGGATTGGATGTGGTTGTCTACTAATCCAAATGCGATTCATATATTGGAACAAAACTTGGATAAAGTTCATTGGGGGTGGTTGTCTAAAAATCCAAATATATTCACATATGATTACAAATGCGATAAAAGATAGAATATTTCGTGGTGGAATTAAGGAACACTTGATGAAAGACCGATTTCATCCCCAAAACCTACATAAATTCAAAGGGTGGTGATTTGAGTGTCCATATGATCATGACGAGATTGGATGCGATACTTATGGAGAATGATTGAAACAATAGTGAAAAAAATAGTATATAATAATACCAAATAAAAATGAGTGAAATGAGTGAAATGAGAAAAATGAGTGAAATGAGTAAAATGAGTGAAATGAGTGAAATAGAAAGAAACTTAACCAATTAAGTTTTTTTCGTATATTTTCGTCGCCTAGTTTTACGTTTTTTCATTTTACTATTATTTATACGTTTTTTTTGAAAAGTTGTGTTTATTTTTGTATGTTTATGTAAAAATGAATATGTTTATTTTTATGAAATGCTTACTTAAATATCATCTACATCTATTTCGTCGCCATCATCCATAATAACCGACTTCTTCTCAACAACATTCTTTTTATTGTTTTTTGTTATAGTAATGCCCTTATTAGCTTCATCAGTTGCGTCATCATCTGAATTGGTATTAGAATCATCTGTAGTCGCCTCATCTGTATTCGCATAAACTGTTTTCAACAATTCACTATATTTATCAGTTTCGCCATTACCAAACACTAAATCGTCGTCTTCTTCATCACTTGTCTCCTTCTTCTTATTATCAAAGTCGCTTCGAAGTTGTGCAAATATGGGATTACCTGAATTCTTCAACTTTTGCTTTTCAATGTCTGAATATACTTCCAGTAAATCGTGCTTAGGCTTAGGACAAGATTCAAATTCTCGCTCACCAATTAAAACCCATGTTCCGAGACAGACACTATTATCGCGCTTACTTCTGCCTCGGAATTTATTTCGCATAATACACAACCGTTCCTTACCATCAGGGTCATTCGCACTAAACATTCCATTACCGAATAACTTTGTAACTACCGCATATATTTCACCTTCTTCTTCAGCTAATCGTACCTTTTTATTTGTAGAAGAGCTCGTAACGAATTTACGACCCATCTTCTTGGAATTCTTTCCGCCATTTTGATTCTTGACCATCTTGTATAGTTGTATGAAAAAATAGAGTCTTATTATTTATCTTCAATTTTTTTATTTTTTATTAAACTATATCATCAAACTATATCATTAAACTATATCATTAAACTATATCCTTAAACATTAAACATTAAATAATAGTTAATTTATTTAATATTTGAAACGAAAATCCTCTGTGAATTCGTAAATAGGTTTTTGGTTTGATGTAAATATGGAATTGTACCAAGTTTTCCAATTATTTTCAGGCATATGAACTATGCGTTTGTTCTCAGTTTCATATGTTTGTTCATCCGGTTCATAACCAAATTCTGAATAAAACTCTTCTAGTTCATCATCATCGTGAAATACAATCTTCTTCTCATCTGAATCAACTGTAATATTATATTTATGAAACCGTTTGTTCCAAAGAGGACATAAATAAGCATAGAATTCCCATCGACGACGGTAACATTCGTTGATATTTTCAACGTTTTCTCTCAATAAATGAAATGATGAACATATAGGTTCGATAGAATAGACTCTCTTGTGTTCCAATGTTTTGTGTATTTGTAGATTATTATATTTATTTAACGGAATAGGATCATCGTGAATCTTCATAACTTCTTTGTATTCCATGTCACTACAAGCAATATAAATTTTCTTTTTGCTAGATAAATAATCACGATTGAATATCAGTAAGCAAATAATAGCCCATAGTTTGTGAATCGCGTTTTTATATTGGTCTTGGTCTGCCGTGTCTGCCGACGGCGGAACTTCGTTGTCTGCCGACGGCTGAAGGGGAACTTCGTTGTTTTGGTCTTGGTTTTGGTCTTGGTTTTGGTCTTGGTCTTGGTCTGCCGATAGCTGAGAAAATTCATTTTGAAAAGACATTGTTTGTTCATCTGACAACTGAAAGTAGATTTGTATAGCTTTGAAAATATCGGTATCAACAATATCAGGTAAAGAAGAAACTGCGAACTGATATAACTTTTTATCAATAAATCGAAATAGTCCGTGATATTTAACAGGTAACGCCATTAACCAATTCGGTTTTTTTCCTTTGAATATATGAGTAATATCTTTGATACAATTATTATATTGTCTAGTCATAAATACTTCAGACGACGGCTTCATTTTAAACAAGTTTTTTACAATCGTTAATATGCTCTTTAAATCACCATTTAGTGATTTTTTATGTATAAATTGTTGAAAATGAGGATTGATTATATAATAGAAATCGTAATATGCGAACCATAGTAAATCCCAACTTTGTTCTACAAATCCGGATAAATAGAGTTCGGATATCCAAAAGTTGCATTCATCCAATGACTGGTTTTTGAGAAGAGATGTTATGAACATTAATCCAACCTCATCAAATAAATAAAGATATCGCGTTAAAATAACTTTAGACATAATTAACAAATTTGGGTATAATACGTTTTACAATACGTTGATTAATAGAATAATGTATGTTACCGTATTTACTAAAATTCAATTTTTTATTATATAGACTAAATATATATTATGGCAAATGCTTGGAGAGAACACGTTAAGAAGACAATGACTGAGATGAAAGCCAAGGGAGGTAAGGTTATGTTGAAGGATGTTTTAAAGGCTGCTGCCAAGACTTACAAAAAGTCTGGCAAGTCTTCTGCTAGTGCTGGAAAGACACGCAAGAGAAAGACTGCCAAGAGAGGAAAGAAAGGAGGAAGAAAGGGTAAATCTGGTAAAAAACGTTAAATCATTAAATCGATAACAAATCCATTAATTAATAAATTACTTAATTCTGTAATTTATTAGTTGTAATAACAAACTGATCATGTTGAAAATAAAGAGCTATGAATGATAGAAACAATATTACCACTTCTATCTTTACTAGAAGAATGAATATAAGAATAAAACAAATCATACAGAGAGAAATGATGTAATAAATCCGAATAATTCACAATAAAAAAGTAACATAGTGAATAATAACTCCAGGTATATTTGAATTGTAATAAATATTGGATTATTTGGTCGGAATGATATTGATGAAAATAGTCCATATTATCTTTGATTGTATTTATTTCTATATTCTCTCTACTGGTTGAAAATAATTCTATTATAGAATCGGTATCTTCGGTAGTCCAACAAGTAGTTGGATGATGAACTAAATAGACTAGTAGAAATTGGTCAAATGCTATATATTGATTTTGTAAGAGAGATTCAGGGAAATACAATTTGAAAGTAGAAGATTGAATAATAGGAAAATAAAAGGATTGAGAGAAATCATACAATAAAGGAAGACCTCCGCTAACGCTAACGCCAACACCACCACCTCTATCAGAGGAAACAAATGGACATTCGTTCAAAGTAAATGATATTTTGTTCGCATGAAGAACTGAGCAAGAATAAAAAACATGATAAATACACTTTGCAAAATCGGATTTCTTAAATAGCATGGATGGATTATGTTTATTTCTCTCATAATCGCAAGAATATTCCTGTTCTTCCTTTTGGAAATAGACAAGTTTATGTTTAATCTCTCTCTGTATCAAATTAGATTTAGATATGGGTAATATTTTATAATGTTCGTCTAAATTTCTAAAACGACTTATGGGTAAAAAATGAATGATAGTAAAAGGGAATTTCTTAATACGATTTGAAATGGAAATATAATTACCGAGAGAAAAAGAGTTCTCTAAAAACAATGTCATAATTACTATATTATTATGTAATGCGAATGAATAATATTCATTTTTCCTCATTTTATTCATTTATTATTTTCCTTATTTATTCATTATTATCATTATCATTATCATTATCATCGCGTCGAGCTACTTGGTTTTGCTTAAATAGATAATAACGATTCTTATAAGTTTTTTTCATTTTTGACAGGATATCATCTTTTGCCATTCCGTCATGATTTTCTTCTCCAATTCTTTCAACTTCACTACAAATTGTCTCTTTGTATTCAATACAAAACTGTTCGTAAGCCGTAGCAGGTTTAAAATGTGGCATATGATAATTAATAGCGATATGCTCATCCATAGCTGTAAGGATTTCGTGCTCTAAAGAGATATACTTACGTCGTGTTTTTGTGGCATGTTCAGTCTTGTTGCGAAAATAATATCGACCGCTTTTATACATTTTGCTATAAATATCACCATCATAACCTAAACTCTTTAGTCTTCTATTTTCACCATCAATCAATTCATCATTATTAGTGACCCATCGTGTCCATTCTTCCTTGTACATATGTCTATCATCGTATTGATGGAGTTTCGCAAAGGGAATTAATTGACTTGTAAATTCATCCGAAAACTTGAATCGGAAAATAACAGGTTCGTTGTTCATTGTTGTCGTCATTTGCTAGCTAGATATGTGGAATAAAGTATTAAAATACCGGTATAAGTATTGATATTAAAAATAGGAATAAAATACATTGCTTCAATTTTTTTGCTAATACTAATTTAATAGTAGTATAGATAGATGCGACTTTATTCCTTAGAAAGTATTCCCTATTATC